AGATAATGGTAATAGTTGACCCTCTTTAATTAAATTACTTATAAAATTATTTAATCCATCTGAACCAGAAAATGTTAATCCTTTTTTATTAGCAACTTTATTTTCAATTAGTTTTTCGGCTGTTTTGGATGCCAAGTAAATATCAGCTGGACTCCATTTATTTAAATTTCCAAAAGGTATTTGAGCTGAACCTCTAGATATTTTATCTCTCAATTCTTTTTGATTTTTATTTGCTTCAGAGAATAAAATTTGAATGTTGTTCATAATTCTATTATCTTTATGTGCATAAAATACTTGAGTGGCTGAGATTCCACCACTTTGAATATATTGAAATCGAGAACTTATCGTATTGATTTTTAAAACTAAGTATTTACCAATTAAAATTGATGATTTAAACCATCCAATTGATGTTTTATCTTTATCTCCAGAACCTTTTAAAAATTTTTCTATCTGAGTAAAAGAAGCTTCTCCTGATTCCACATACTTATCAAACAAGCTTTTAATAGTTGTTCTTGGATATTTTTTGGACCAATTGTATGCAAATTTTTGATAAGTATTATTTTCTTCGTTGTCTATATCAAACACATTATTAATAATGTTGCTTTTAGGATTATTCTTAAATTTTCCTTTAATTGTGTTAACTCCAACAAAATCAGCTAAAGCACAGAAAAGTGCTTGAGATGATTCTGCTAAATCGGTTGAATTTGCCATCTTTATCTAATAATTTGAATGTCTTTTCCTGAAGTCCATACTTCAAGTTCTGTTCGTAATCTACCCTCAGCTTTAAGGGTTTCATATCTATTTATAGCTTTTCCACGCCACCATTCAATCACATTTTGTAGTTCATGTTTCTCGTAATTTTCACCTGGTAAAAGTTTATCGGTCTTACAATTCATGTAATCGATTGAATTTTTAAAACCATAATCGGATGTATAGTATCTTTTCTTCTCTGTTAATTTCTTGGCATTATCGATGGTCTCTACAAACTCTTTACCTTCGGAACTACCTTTCAATGCAGCTTTTGTGAGAGCAATAATCTTGGTAAATGTTCTCAACTTTCTACTGGTTGTAGATGTGTCACCACCGAGTAAATCACCAGTGATATTCTCGACATAGTTTTTCAAATCTTGATATCTTTGTCCGTGCATCATAGGTACGATATCCGATTCGGTCAATCCCCTAAAACGAATATATGGTTTCATGCCATCATATTGTGATACCGTTTTTGTGCTACCATACAAACTGGTAGTTTCAAATAGGCACACATTCATGTCATATTTTTTATTACACATTTCTCTTACGGTATGACTGGTACAAATGGCAGATAATAACTTACCACCCAAATAGTTAAAACCAAATGGTTGAGATGGTACAATTACGAAACCCATCACACAAGCAGTATTAAACCGCTTGGCGGTGTTCTCGTTTTGAATCCAAACTTGCCCCAAGAGTTCATTTCTTGGTTTCATATAGATCACTGGTGAACCTAAACGAATGAAACCTAGAATCTTTCCTGAGTTCCGTTCTCTGACTGCCAATTGTATATTCTTACCAACTGGTGCTTTGTTGATGTGAGATGAGGTAATGGCAAGTAATGATTCCCATGTTTCATTTGGTATTTCACATACTTCAATATCCATATCGTTTGGGTGCATTGAGAAATCGGAGAACAAATCATCTTCAATTGGAAACAATGAAAATGGTCGATTATCAATATCTTTTAGTTTCTCATCACGCATGTATTCTTCGGTACTTCCTAGATTACTGAAGTAGTCTTTAAATACACCAGCACAATGAAGTGCTTGGTCTCTAGTCAATATCATACTTTGAATCCACTAAATGATTTCTTTGGTCGTTCTTCTCTTGTACCAAATGTGTTTAAAGGTTTATCATGGCCAGCATCTGCAATACCCATTTGTGCGGCCTGTTCAACATCATACAGTTTCATTTTGGCACGGTCAACACCAAGAGTGAATCGTTTGTGGTATGTTGGATCATTATATCGATTCTTCAATTGTTTGACCATGATTTGACCAAGTTCTTCTAGTTCTTCTGAAGAAATCAAAGCAAACATCAAGTCTGCGGTGGCGGGAAGTCCGAATGATTCAGACGTATCTTCAAGTCCTGGATCACTTGATGTAAATCCTGAACGGGTAGTCTGTGTAGCAGATACAATAGGAACATTAAACTCAACAGCAAGGCCACGTAATTCTTCTGCAATTGCTTTAACGTAGGTGTAGGAATTAATATTCGCACCAGCTTTAATACGAGCACTACAACAAATATTAAGATAGTCAACAAATATAATGTCAGGTACAAAAGACCTTTTGAGATTAAGTTCATTCAATAGTGTCCGAAAATGAATAGTTGATGCGGATGCCGTTGGATATTCTTTGATGATTAATTTGCCTGTAGTCTTTTCACGAACTCTCGCCACTTTCTTATCATACATATCCTTTGGCAAGTCCATCAAATCATCAATTGTTACATTCAATAGATTAGCATCGATTCGTTCTGCAATCTTTTCTTCACTCATTTCCAAAGTGATGTAAAGAACATTCTTGCCTTGAACCATACAGCCAGCAGCCACATGACACATAAAAAGAGATTTGCCAACACCAGTGCCAGCAAGAGCGACATTGAGTGTCTTAGCAGGTAAACCACCTTTTGTGATTTTGTTAAAGTAGTCCAAGTCAAAAGGTATTCTTTCCTCTTTTCTGTGATAGAATTCATATCGAGCATCTGAGTCCTGTAAATAATCGTGACCTACTGAGTTATCAAAACTTACTGCAAGAGCATCGGACAAAATCTTGGGAATTTGTCCTTTGTCGTGATTTCTATCTTTCCCGTCCAGAATGGAGATACTCCCCAATACAGCGTTATAAATGGCTTTTTCTTGGCAGAACTTTTCCGATTTATCAACAAGCCATTGTATCTCGGAAGTTTCTTCTTTATGCTTTGTAATTTCTTCCAGATAATCTTCTGCTCTCTGCACCTCGTCAGCTGTGAGATTTCTTTTTTCTTTGACGGCAATACTGAGCGCTTCAATAGATGGTGAACTATTGTAAGTTTCTGTGAATGATGTGATTTCATTGAATAAGGTTCTTTCAACACTATCAGAAAAATATTCAGTCTTTAGAAATGGTAATACTTTTCGTAAATAATCTTCATTGTAAATCAGATTCTTTAATATCGTTTGTTCCAGCTTCATCTACTATTTCCTGTTCAATGTTACTACCCATAATTTCCACTAATAAATTGCCAATGTAATTTTTAAAGTCAATATCTTTTTCCAATTTCTTTGGCTTATCTACTGGAGATTCTATCACATCATAGGCAAAAAGTAAATACACTTGCTGATCTTCTTCTTTAAATTTTACCTTACCATATTTGAATACGGTATTCTTGTATGGTCCTTCTAAGAATTTAATGTGTACCGCAGTTTCATCATTCTTTGGATAAATGAAACAATAATCTATTCCCTCAATCATCATTCACCTTCTGTTTTTGACGTTTCTCTTGTATCGTATCTTCTTTCCAAATTTTTCTTGGATTACCACAGAATATACAATGTTTATTACCACAACTGAACAATGAGCATTTCAAATACCGATGTGGTTGTTTTAGTGCATCAGTCCATTTGTAGGCTTTGGCTAATTTAACTTTTTTTTCTACTGTATTCTTTTTTTGGTAAATTCGTTTGCTATGTTTTACTTTAGCTTCTTCATTACTCATCTTCAGTTCCATTCATAGTTTCAACTTCAAAAGCTTCCTCAACATCTTCTCGCATAATACTACCGGATGCAATTTGATATTTGTTCTTAATGAACTCTTGGAATGATTTCTGCTTTATAATTGGCAACCAGAATTCTTTAGTATCAGTATCTTTGATACGATATTTCTTTTCTTGGATTTCACCGTTCTCATCTACCTGACTATACCAACCATTGGATGGCTTAACCACATGACCAGATTCGATTGCAATATCAAGTAGACCGCTCCACTTACTAATGCCACCATCAAAAGATACAGTAACGGGAATTTTAGATTTTTCTTTGACATAACGACTTTTTTCTACATTAATTATAAAATTGTAACCAACAACTTCTGTGCCTTCTTTTTCTTGTTGGCGGCCAATAATAAAAATATTATCGGCAGAGTAATATGAACCTGTACCACCACCAACGATATCTTTAGGGAACATACCAATTTCTTTGTAAGTATGGTTCACAACAATCATTGGCACATCTTTCATCGTGAGATGTGGTGTCACCATACGAAACAATGATTTAACTTGTTTGGCACGGGACATATCAGCAACTGATTTGCCTTCGAGTGCATCTTCAACTTCTTTCTTTGATGCCAAATTACCAATCGAATCAATGACGATAATTAATCGGTCACCCCTATCAAGGTTCGTAAGCTGCTGCATAATGTCGAATTTGAGCTGTTCGATATCTGTAAGGGGAGTGTGCAATACACGCTCAGTATCGATGCCGAAACTGTCAAAATAGCTTTGAGGAGTACCAAACTCACTATCGTAGAATAAAAGAGCCGCATCTTCATATTTGTCCAAATAAGATTTTGCCATCAGTAAGCTGAAGGCTGTTTTAAAATGTTTAGATGGACCAGCCCACATTGTAAGACCTGGTGTTAGTCCACCATCTAGTTTGCCAGACAACGCCACATTGATAATGGGAATTGCCGTTGGTATCATATCTTTATCAGTAAAGAACTTTGACTTTGAAAGAATTGCTGATTCTTTAATGCTACTGTTCTTTTTAATCTTATCAAGAATACTCATAATT